AGGTTATTCAATGGTAGAGATTAATGACAACACGGACCTGACGATACCACTGAGGAATCTCATTGGTCTAGTCCTGGGTGTTGCCATTGTCACTACTGGTTACGCAGAGCTTAACTCACGTATCACTACGCTTGAGCACGGGCAGTCCATACAGGACATGACTATCCGTGAAAACGCGTCGTTTGTACGTGAGTGGCCTCTTGGATTACGTGGGGCGCTTCCTGATGATCTTGTGCAGAACGCTAAGATCATGTCCCTTGAGGACAAACAGAAGGAGCTACAGCGTCTACAAGACCGCATGAATGACCTACAGATAGAAATCAACAGAGTCTCAGGTATCAACGAGACGCACAATGAAAAACTAGAAACTTTATTTGACATCTGGAATAATCAAATTGTGGGCAAATAATGGAATACGTAGAACTGATTTCAGCGGTATGGCCCGTGTTTCTGGGTTTTGTAGTTCTTGTGTTGTCTATAGGTAAACTGATGTCCCGTATGGACGTAGTAGAAGACAAGATTAAGACCTTGTTTGAACTATGGAACAAGTTTAATGATAGATAAGCTCATAGGCCCAGTCACAAGTCTTCTGGACAAGTTTATAGAGGACAAGGACCAGAAGGCAAAGTTAGCGCATGAAGTCGCTACGATGGCTCAGAATCATGCTCAAGAGATTGCTAAAGCACAGCTTGAAGTCAACAGAGTGGAAGCTAGTCATTCTAACTTATTCGTTAGTGGCTGGCGTCCTGCTGTTGGTTGGGTATGTGTTCTAGGGATGGCTGGTAACTTCATGGTCATACCGTTTGCTAACTTCCTGACGGCACTTCTGGAGATACCCGTGAAGATACCTCTAATCGACACTGCAACCATGATGCCTGTGCTTATGGGTATGCTTGGGTTGGGTACGTTGAGGACTTATGAGAAGAAGTCGGGAGTGTCTAAGTAATGGCTTTAGCATGGTGGGACGTAGAAGATCCAGCAGCGTACTTTGGCATCAAAGGCGAACGTACTGAAGAACAGCAAGAAAGAGCCAGGCAATTCCGCAATGAATTTGGTGGCGGTAGTCGTGCTGGTGCGTTGCTCAATGGTTACGTCTCAGGTGAATACTCTGCTAAAAACATTTATCTCTATGGCACTGACTTAAATGCCATCCAATCTGCTCAAGATGCAGAGTTTTCTGCTTATGAAGGTGGCGACTTTGGAGCATACTTACAGTCTAACTGGAGTAGTCTTTCTTCTTTTATGGAAGGAACTGCTACAGGTCCAGACGGCAGCTTAGGCAGTCTAGTAGAAACTCCTTTACAAGCAGCAGGAGAAAAAACAAAGTTCAGTGCTGATGATTTTGCAATGCAGGACTATCTTACTGCAATGCGTTCAGCAGCAGAAGACGCTAATGTTCCTTTAGATATTAAATTATCTGATGATTCTGAATATGAATTAAACATAGGACAACATGCGGACCAACCTTTAGGGACATACGTACAAACAAAAGCTCCTACTAGCAAGCTTGCTTCTGCTTTAGACAGATTTGTAAAATCTTACGTATTGTCTTTGGGTTTAGGTGCGCTTGGAGACTTTTTAAACTCTGTTGGAGGAAGCACATCAGGAGGAGTACTTTCTTTTACTTCCGATGCTGTAGAAACTATTAATGCTGCAGATCAAGCAGGTACTATAGAAACTTTAGTTGAGTTAGGTACTGATCTTTTTAAAGAATATTTAGCGGAAACACAAGAAGAAACAGCTGCACCACCAGAAGACGTAATCAGTGAAGACGTAGTTTCTGACCTAGAAGCAGAACAACAAGAGACTATTGAAACTGTAGATGAAGCTCCAGTTACGACTACAGTTGAAACTGTAGATGAAACTGTAGATGAAGCTCCAGTTACGACTGCAGTTGAAACTGTAGATGAAACTATAGATGAAGCTCCAGTTACGACTACAGTTGAAACTGTAGATGAAACTCCAGTTACGACTACAGTTGAAACTGTAGATGAAACTCCGGTTACGACTACTGATGACACTACAACCACAAGCTCTGGTGTTTTTAGTAACTGGGCAAGTGCTTTTTCTAAAGACAAAGAAGTTGACTTTTGGTTAAGTGACCCTGAAGCATTCGCTACTGACGACAAGTACGCGAACAGAGTAGGGTTAAGTATAGACGATATAAGAAATCTTTTTGAGTTGCGTTTTGGTAATAGTCCTTCTGACGAAGAGCTAAGAGACTATGTGTCTACTATAATTGAGTCTTCCAGACTATCTGATTGGTCTTCAACTACAAAAAACAGCTATATAGACAAAATTCTTTCCGGAGAATATATAGTAAATGTTGAAGAAGATCAGGGAGACTTGCTGTACCAAACTTTAGGTTACGAAGACAAGCAGGAGTACGATGATTTAGCAGCCGAACTTCAGGCAGCTGAAGAAGACCTTTTAGCAGAAGACGAAGACTTACTAGGAACTGCAGATGTTTTTGTTCAGGTAGAAGAAGGCGCTGAAGATGGAGACCCGTTTTTTGAGCCTCGTACTGACATTGAATCAGAGTTTCCAGAACAAGTAATTGACTTTGAGACAGACCCTCTACCTCCAGTGCGTCCAGTAACCTTTGAAGACTCTGCTGAAGAAGCAGGCGGTGGTGGTGCTACTGACGCTACTGAAGCAGCAGACACTGGTGAAGCTGTTGAGGCTACAGATGAAGCTGTTGAGGCTATAGATGAAGCTGTTGAGGCTACAGACGAAGCTGCGGAGGCTACAGATGAAGCTGCTGAGGCTACAGATGCTACACAAACTGATGTTACTTCCACTACGGACGATAGTGGTGAAGGAGGTATGCTTACTGGGGGTGAAGACGTACAGGATCGTCCTTTTGCTGTTCCTAACGGACCATGGGTTTACATTGGCAACGGACGTTGGGTACAAATAGACCCTGATGTTTTAGCACAAGAAGGTGTTGTTACCGACGTTGGAGACGGAACGTATACAGTATCTTCTGAAGTTTACGAAAACGATGCTAATTGGGTTAGAGTTGCTAGTGACCCTACGTATGACCCTAAAACAGAAGTTTATGAAGTAGGACAAACAGGGGATATTACTGGCGAAGTAGAGCCAGGCTACAACGTAGAATATGAGTCAGAAAATGCTCAAAACTGGCTAGGAAATATTTTAGACGCTGCTGGTATAGACCCTACTAATCCTAATTATCAAAACATTGCTGATGAGCTTTTTGATATTGTGTTTGGTCAAGGCGGCAATCTGCTTGAAGTTACTACTGGAACAGAATTTAATGACATTTTCAGACAATTAGTAAGCAATCAGTATGACGTAGACACGGTGTACGAAGCTGTAGAGTTTCCAACAGATGTTGTAGATGAAACTACTGTAGATGCTGTAGATGCTGTAGATGCTGTAGATACTGTAGATACTGTAGATACAACTACTGTAGGCACTGGAGAAGGCACAGGTGTTTCCGACATAGGCACTGGCGAAGGAGGAGACGCAGGTGCTGGCGCTGGTGACGCAGGAGACACAACAACTGTAGGAACTGGTGCAGGAACTGAAGGCACTGGAGATGAAGGTGATGGTGTCGAAGGTATCGGCACAGACGGAACTGGCGAAGGCGCAGGTGGCGACGGAACTGGTGACGGAACAGGCGGTGCAGCACCAATCAGCACTGGTGGCATGTTTTCACCTAAGCCATTCCAAGGCTACATGGGCGGCCTAAGTTACCAAATACCGGAGTTCAGGGGCGTCTATTATCAGCCCAGAGATTATGATGTTGAACTTAATCGCATTATTCAACAAAGCTTGTTTCAAGGAATGTACTAATGACTTATCTAGAATTGGTCAATAATGTCTTAAGAAGACTTCGTGAAACTGAAGTAACTACTGTACAGTCTACTTCTTACAGTAAGCTCATTGGGGACATTGTTAATGACGCTAAGAAACTTGTAGAAGATTCTTGGGACTGGTCAATGGAACGAATAACAATCAGTAATACTTTAACTTCATCTAACCCTAATGAAAACAACGACGTTATATTAGTAGGTTCAGGAGAATCTCCTAGAATAGAAAGTATAATTGTAGGTTGGGACGGTGCAGACGTTGGTGGAACTGGAAAACAGTTTTTAACTTACATAGACCAGAATACCATGGAAGAAAAAATACGCATGGAGCAGCCTTTGGTAGGAACAGCTGTTCCTAATGGAAGACCTGTGTACTACAGTTTTTATGGGATTGATTCTAATAGGGACTCTATAATTCGTATATACCCTAGTCCAGACCAAAGTTATATTCTTGTAACAAACTTGTTCAAGGGACAGACAAATTTATCTGCAGACGACGACACTCTAAACGTCCCTTCGATGCCCGTGATTCACTTAGCGGTAGCATTAGCTGCACGAGAACGTGGTGAGACTGGTGGTACTTCGACACAAGAATACTTCCAAATTGCTAACAAGTACTTGTCTGATGCTATTGCAATGGACGCTGGTAAACACCCAGAGCAAACTATCTTCTATACACCTTAAGGCATCTACATGGCTCAAGAACTGAAAAGTATTAATCTTGTAGCTCCGGCGTTCAAAGGTATTAATACTGAAGACTCGCCTTTAGCTCAAGACCCGTCTTTTGCTGAAACAGCCGACAATGCTGTAATTGACAAGCGTGGTCGTATTGCTGCACGTAAAGGCATCACTGTCCTAACTACGGACAAAACTGAGTTAGGTACGGCAACTATTGTTGCAATGAAAGAGTTCAGAGACGACTTAGGCAACACTAAAGTCTTCTCAGTAGGCAACAATAAGATACTCAGCGGTACTACTACTCTTGTTGACGAAACTCCGGGTAGCTACACGATTACTGCTGACCAGTGGAAGATGGTCAACTTTAATGACAAAGTGTACTTTTTTCAGCGTGGGTACGAACCTTTGGTTTATGACAACGCTGGTGGCGCAGTAATCAAACTCAGTACTGTCGCTGGTGCAGCTGGTGTTACTTCTGCTATGTACGGCAACGAAGTGTTAGCTGCTTATGGGCGTCTGTGGACTGCTGATTTTTCTACTGACAAGTCCAAAGTCTACTGGTCTGATCTTCTGATAGGCCATGACTGGACAGGCGGTACTTCTGGTGCTATTGACATTTCTAAAGTTTGGCCTGATGGGCATGACGAGATTGTAGCACTAGCTGCTCACAATAATCTTTTGATTATCTTTGGCAAGCACAGTATCGTTGTGTATTCCGGTGCTGACGCTCCGGCTACTATGGCGCTGGCTGACACTGTGTCCGGTGTAGGTTGTGTCGGTAGGGACACTGTGCAGTACACAGGTACGGACGTTTTGTTTTTGTCCCAGACTGGTTTGAGAAGCTTTGGTAGAACAATACAAGAAAAAACAATGCCAATCACGAGCTTGTCAGGGACAATAACAAAGGACATTATCAGGCTGATTAGTGAGTTTGGAGAAACCTTTTCTTCCGTATATCATCCTGAAGAAAACTTCTAC